CTCCATTTGACACCGTTCCACCATTCAAATCCTCTGTAAGATGCTTTGTATTCTGAACTCTGCTCGTAGCCTGATCCCAGATAGTAATGTGAGACATGATGTTGAGCGGCGTGCTTGATTTCCAAATCCAATGTGATGGCAGATATGGGCACTAAATTGGCATGTATTACACTTTCAATGCCGGCCGGCACAGGTAAATTTTCAAAATCGTCTATGGTGTGAGAATAGTCTTCGTCCCATAGATAGCGTTTTTGTTTGGTGAACGCAATGATGTTGTCTGCGGTGCCGGTATAAAACAGCATGAATCGATCACGTCTATGATAGTGTTGAAACGGATTGTAATCTGCTGTGAATTTTTTTCTGGCCATGTAACTTTTGTAAATTCTTGACAGACCCAACAGTTTTACCAACTCAGATGCTTCTATGACTTTGATTTTGATGTCTTCGCCTTTCCATTTGTGCTCTTTGAAACGCGGTCGCCATTTGTTGATGCATATTCTTGTGCTTCTGCTTTGATAGAAAACTTCTTTGCCACGCACAGGTGTGTCAAGGGCCAGCCAACCTTCACTAATGGCTTCAGCTTCTTCGGCAGGATCTACTTCTGCTCTAGGATTGCATACGACCAAATCCTGATGTTCCTGTTTGCCAAATGTGTGGTCCCAAATTAATTTCATCGGCTGAGACCTCTGTCTTGGAATATACGCTGTGCATAGGCTCCAAAATGCTGTTGTCCTTCTGTGCTGTGATGTCCGCTCCAACTGTATTGATCGTAGTCCCAGGGTCGAATGCCAGCATCCTTGCACACATTCATGCATGAGTGTCTGTGATCCATGTAATTGGGCATGGTGGCACTGTGTTTCAACAATGGCAACACTAAAGGATTGCCTGGACTTTGGTGTTCGTGTCTGTCTGTGTGCATATGCACAACAAACCATTGATGTGATTGTGATTGCATGAGACTGTGCAGAGTCACTATGTGACTGAGATATTTGGCCCATACTAGGGTGTGATGAAATATGCCGGTGTGCAGAGTTTTTTCCAATTCTTGTGTGCTAAAATACGGCATGCAGTCTGCAAGTGTGCCTGCATGCACTTGTTCTTTGTCGTATAGTTGATCTGTGTACAGCATCAGACGAGAATACAGCACGCCAGTGGCCAAAACAAATCTTGCGCCGCTATGATTTACAGCGTCATTTGTGGCCAACAAAAACATTTCTTCTGTTGATGCACCCTCACGTGTGCGATCAATCAGTTCTCCTTGAACCAAAGGTGCATACCACATTTGATCGTGTCTACATTTGCAATATTTGGCATTGTTAAAGGAATCACCATACACAAAAGTTTTCATAATATTACTTAAGGTCAATACAAAGATGGTTTGCAACCATCTGAAACTTCGCTACGCTCGTTTCTTTTTAAAAAATACGCAAACGCAATTTTTACTGTTGCGCCTGCTGTGGCAGATGAATAGTCACAATTCGGCTATTGCTAGCCGAACTGACGTCCCCCACTGTGGCGAGTAGAACAGTCACCATGCAACGCTGTCGTAACCGGGCGGTTGTGCTGTACCCATTAGCTTATTCATCCAACGCGAGCCTACCAAATCTTTGCATGATAATTTTTGGTAAACTTAAGGTTGCTTTTTCTCAGAGCCTTATCATTTATGCTGTTTGCATCAAAGGATTCACCTGTCGCTTGTTAGCCGCATTTCCCTGCTCACTGGTTGCGATGCTATGTTTGCCTGATTGAAATTTAAGAGTGCCTATCGCATATGTTTATACTAGTTTTATTTTAAGGTCAACCTTTTTGGCTGTAAATATCAATATGCAATGGATTTATCAAGGCAAACCTGTAAAAGAGTTGCCTGACTGGGTGGCTGGTTTTGTCTATGAAATTACAAACACACAGAATGGTAAGAAATACATTGGTAAAAAACTTGCAAGATTCAGAAGATCTCGAAAGCCACTGAAAGGCAGAATCAATAAAAGAAGATTTACTGTGGTCAGTGATTGGAAAGATTACTATGGTTCCAGTAATGCTTTATTGGAAGACATTGACAAAATTGGCAAAGACAAATTTAAAAGAGAAATACTATTTTACTGTAAAAATAGAGCTGAATGTAACTATGTTGAAGCCAGAGAGCAATTTGCACGTAAAGTATTAGAAACTGATAGATACTACAATGGCCACATCAGAGTGCGTGTGCATAAGCAAGTACTTTCAAAAAAATAAAAAATAATTAATATTAATGATCAACAAATTTAAACGTGGTTATCAAATGTATGACTGCACGATAGAAGAGTTTCAATCATATGAGAGATTATGTTATGATCACAAGGAGTCTTTATTGTACGAAACAAAATGGAATTTTGTTACCTTTGAATCTTTAGATCAGGCATTAAAAATGATACGTATGACTTTTGTTCCTTTTGAACACGGTAGCTTAGGAAAACATGAATGGAAATTAGATCCAAAGAAGCAATTGTTAACATTAAATTTACAATTTGAAAACGGAGAAAAAAGTGATCTATATCAATGTGCCATAGAAAGAGCATGGGCATTAGGAGGTCATCTAGACCCAAGGGTGAAACAAATATATTATGAATAGCCAACACATTTTTTTTGACACAGTCAAACTAGATGCTTTAGGTCCTAGTTTAATTAATGATACAACGGACTTTTTAGATATCTATATAGATGATGCAACTCCTAGTACAGACTGTGCTTTAGTTGGAAAAAATTTTGAATGGAAGCCATTACTTTGGATGTACCACGAACGTCAAAGATTAAACAAATTAGAGAAAATGAGAATTATCACTTGCCAAGGAGTACTTACAGATAAGATCAAAAATGAAATTCATAAAGCTGTAAGCATACCTGTTGAGTTTATTGGGTTGTTATTGGGTGGACCCCAAAAAAAAGATATAATTTTTGATGAAGCAAAAATGATTGGTGAACAAAAGTATGAAATTTTACGTTCTAAAAACACATATTATAGTGTGGGCACTATGAGACTGCCACGATTTGTTATCACTGCTTGGTTGCAACAACACAAACAACGTGTGGGAAGGCCTAGTCTACACCCAAATCATTTACAAATGTTTAGGCATCAAATATCTAGAACCACAGATTATAACACTAAAGATTACGATAATTCTGAGTTAAGATTATACGGCAATGTATCACAAATTGAATTTAGGCAAAAACAGATTGTGGACCTATTGTCTCACAGGATTGGAATTGTATCAAGTCAACCATGGTATGATGTTATGGAAAGTTTTGTTGATGAAAAATTTACAGATTTAGTTGCGTGTAGGTGTGTGCCATTTTTTGTAGGAAACGGAGATGAAAACAAACACATTGCCAAACTTGGGTTCAAATCGTATATAGGATTTGACTATTCAGGACTTTCAAAAACAAATCATGTTGAACGCTGGTTAACATTATTAAATGATAACAAAGAATTTCTTTTAGAAGAAGAACACAGTAATAAAATTTATGAAATGAATAAGGATATAATTGAATACAATTACAAATCTCTACTAACCACAAATTGGTACGACAAAGCAAATACTGAATTCGAAAATATTTCAAGCAGTATGCGTCAAACCATAAGCAAAAGAATGAGTTACAATTTGAAATGACCCCTAATCATTTGCATATAGAAGCATCAAGTTATTGTAATGCAAGATGTCCAGGTTGTCCACGTAATGGTTTTGGTCATGCTTTACCTGGTCTTTTTGAACAAAAAAATTTAGATTTGGATAAGTTTAATAATCTTTTAAAAATGTATCCAGATGTTAAAACTATTTTGTTCTGCGGTAATCATGGCGATCCTATGATGCATCCAAAAATATTAAATCTTTGTGAACACAAAAATATCCATTACACTATTGCAACTAACGGAGGTATTGGATTATCTGAAACATATTCTCAGTTAGCAAAATTACCTGTGAATATAATTTTTGGTATTGACGGTTTAGAGGACACAAATCATTTGTACAGACAAGGTGTAAGTTGGCAGAAACTTATGACAAGAGTAAAAACATTTATTGATGCCGGCGGTGATGCAACATGGCAATTTATTAGATTTCAACACAATATGGACCAAGTCGAAGAAGCAAAGGCATTGAGTCAAAAATTAGGGTTCAAAAGTTTTAATGCGATGGATGTTGGTAGAAATAATATGCCTGCCATTCAGCCTGATAAAACAATATCACATTGGATTCTGCCACCAAACAAAGAAGCGAAGCCTTTTACAGAAAATTTTAACGTAGAAAAATACTTGGAAATGCGAATGGATAAAAATACCACCTACAAGAGTGATAAAAAATTTACTAAAATTAACTGTGAACATTTGGGCGGAAGCATTTATATCAATAGTTCTGGTGAATTGTTTCCTTGTTGTTATCACGGGTTTGGTCATGTAGACAGACCCAAAGTATTTCTTAAGGATTTCAGTAAATTACAGGATTCTTGGACTAGTGAAAAATGTGATGCTGTGTGTGCTGATACCTGTGGAATTTAAAAAGCCCCTACTATTTAAATAGCAGAGGCTTTGTAATCGGATCCAATTAGCAATAATTACGCCGCAGTTTTAGCCGCGTTTTTTGCCTCTTGAATTTCTTTTCTTCTTGCTTTGATCAACTTAGAAAGATTTGCAAGTGCTTTTCTGGCTCTTGTTGCAGAAGCCTTAACACCTTTCTCTGTGAACTTACCGTTCTCTTCAGAGTATGCTTGTATCTCACTCATGATCGATTCGTGTGTGTTTGACATATTGTTTGTCCTTCCTTATCGTACGATGTTATTAATTAACATAAGTGTAATTAAAGCACGTAAGAAGTGGTTTTGTCAAGTAAAAATTAAACAATGATTTCCACGTCATTGGCATAATTGGTAAAACCGTTTTCTTTTGTGACTTTTAACACGGAATTGACTCTGCTTACCAGTTCGTCTTTGTGTGAAATTAAGAAAATGTTTTTATTTTGTGTTCTGCTCATCTCTTTTAGCACTGCCATTGCAGATTCTACTCCTGATATATCCATACCAGAATCTACAAGTTCATCAATGAACAACAAGTTGATCTGTTGATAAAGACTTTCCCATACATCTCTGAATGCCCAGCTTAAACTTAAGATTAATCTATTTCTTTCACCTCTACTTAAATTATCAAAGTCCAGTTCTCTGCCTAGTTCTTCAATACGCACAGACAAATCAGATTGGAAAACAACTGTGTGTGGCAATTTAACTTTGGCTAAAAAGAATGCCAAGCGTTGGTTCAAGTAGGTCAAGTTTTGTTCTATGATTCTTGTTCTCACAAATGAATCTTTAGCAGTCAATAATTTGTACAAAAATTCTTGATGTCTAAATAAATCTTCTGTTTCATTAACTTTTGTATAATCAATTTTTTGTATAGCTTTTTTTGTTAGGTCCTGTATTTGTTCAGCGTAAGGATCATCTTTTTTATCTGTTTGATCCAATTGACGTTTGAGATCTTTCAGAGATCCTTTATGATTATAGGCCTCATCCATTGTGTCGTAATATGTGTCTGGTATTTGTCCTAAATCTCCAACTTCGTCTATGCCCTGTTGTATTTTTACAAGATCACTTTTTAATTTTACTGCATAATCTGTAGATTCTGTAAGTTGTGCTTTCAAATTATCTACTAGATGTGTATGCTTTTCGTCATTTAGTTCTTGTTCACAAGTTGGACATTTTTGTTGTTCTGTATACTTCAAATCAGATTTGGTTTTGTCTACGGTATTTTCAGCTTTGGTTAAGGCATCTTCGTGATATGCTTTTTCCTTTTGTAAGCCTCTGATAGCAGTCTGCATCTCTGTGTGTTTTTGCAAACGTTTGTGAGAATCTAACTCTGCTTTGATGTCTACTTTTTCTAACTCAGATATTGCTTCTGAAAACTTTGTTATGTCTTGTTCTTTTTGTGTTTGCCAAGCACTGGATCTCAGTTTTAAACTTTCAATTGATTCTTGTATTTTTTCATTGGATGCAATTTTACTTTCAATCTTGTATTTTTCTTCTGTGAGATGTTGCTTTGCAACACGCATTTTTTCTTTTAGTAAATCTGCTTTTTGTGATAGTAAAGTAATACCTAATAATTGTTCAATAATTTCCCTTTGCTCTGCTTGTTTGGTTGCCAAAAATGGAAGAGTGTAAGTGTTCAATGCACATATGTGTTTAAACATTGCGTGAGTCATACCTAACAAACTGTTTATTTCTTGTTGCGTTTCTCTGTTTTCACCTTGTGCTTCGTTGCTTTCAAAATCCTGTTCAATATTGTTGGCATAAAATTTGAATATTTGAGGTTTGCGTCCTCTCTCAATTGTGTACTCAATATCATTTTTTAAAAATTTAACACTGACCAACATGCCTTTTTCATTGGTTTTGTTTACAAGATTGTCTCTTCTTATTTGTGTTAATGGTTCGCCAAATAACACATAACTTAAAGCGTTTATGATAGTAGTTTTTCCCGTTCCGTTTCTTGCACCAGCGTCGTCACCGCCCAGATCCATATTTTCACCAATAACCAAAACTAAGTTTTTATCAGCAAAATTTATACTTTGTGCGGCGTTACCCACACTCATAAAGTTTTTAACTGTTAGTTCTTTTATTTTTAACAAGTGTTTTCTCCTGATCTTTTTTCCATCTTTTGTACTCTTTTAACCATTGTTCCTGAGTTATTGGTTTTGTAAACCAATCCCAAATATTTGTTTGAAAGTTTTCTTCACCCTTCAAAATTTCCAGCAGTCTTTTTTTACTGACTCGTGACATCTAAATCGCTGTAGATTGCTGTCAAAATATTTTTATCATATGTTTCAGAATCTACTCCTTGTAGTTGTTTAATTACAATTTGGTCCACACTATCAAACTTTTGCACTGCAACAGTTGGTTGTTGTGCCTGTTCTACTTGTTCTGGTATAAGTTGCAATTCTCTCAATTGATATTTGTCAATAAACGTTTCTCTTATAAAGTTTGCCTCTTCATAACTTATTTTAATATCTAGTGTGCATCTCACATACATTTTTTCTTTTAGAATTTTTTCAGGATCTTCAAGTAGCTGTGATATTTTTATTGTGACGTATCGTGGCATATTTGGCCAATTTATGTATTTTGGTTGTCCACCATACTCTAATATCATCATACCTCTGTCATCGTCCCATGCATCTGCATAGTTGTGTGGAAATGCATTACCCATGTATGTGACATTTTTCATTTGCTGTCGCTTGTGGAAATGTCCAGAAAAAACCATTCCGCAATTTCCAAAATGATCTGTTTTTATTCCTCCTACATCTGGCATTTCTACCATTGCATTCATTTTGAAATATGGCAGTTCAAAATGTCCAAAAACATATTTCTGTTTCATTTGTTCAATTTTTTGCCATTCGTCTTCAACAATCCACGGAATAATTGCAACATCATCTTCAACTAGCCATTCATTTACAAGATGAATGTTTGGAATATTTCTAATGTATTCCATAGAATTTATTTCTCTTTTTTCTCGATAATATAAATCATGATTGCCCATTATTACATATACTTTTTCAAATGCCGCACCTAGTCTTTCCATATTTGATACTGTGTAGTTCATTGTGGAAACATTTGTTGCGGATCTGTGGTGATGCCAATCGCCTAAAAATATACAAGTTTCACAACCCTCAGCTTTGGCCTGTTCAATGAACCAATATATGAACGCTTCACAGTCATCGTTGTGTACACGACTGTTGCCTTTCATTCCAAAGTGTATGTCTGTAAAACAAGCGACTTTTTTAAAAAACATATATTACCATTTCTTTTGTATCACTGGCGGTTTTCTTCCAGGTTCAAGTTCTAATTTTTTGTAATTTACATCATCAAATGCTTCAGCATCTAGTTTGCCAGTTTTTTTGAATTGTTTGTTTAATTTTTTTATACCTGTCTTGTTAACATATTTTACATCACCGTGTGCAGTTTCCATTCGTTTTTTGTAAGTAGGTGATGATCTCTCATTTTCGCCTTGTCTTGTGTAACTAGGATTCATATCGTGCATTTCCAACAAGTCATCTCGAATTGCTTGATTTTTCTTTTCAATGTTTAGTATTCTTGTGAAACTATTTGTGATTGCCGCAGTATAATAAGCAAAAGGATTTTCTGATTTACTTTCATCAAACTGTAATCCTATCTGAGACAGTTGCATCAATGCCTGTGATTGCATTTCGTCATTGTATGTGTAACCTCTCCAATTGGCTCTTGTTCCATAACGCTCACACAACTTCATAAACATCATAGCAAGACTGTTTGTAATTTTGCCTTGTTCGCAGGCAAAGGCTCCGTTGCTCATACCACCAACCCAATGTGATTTGCCCACACATCTCAGTTTGCCTTTTTTGTCAATTCTATAATGTTGAAAAGGCGGAAAGTTTACTTTGCTGTGATGGTCTGCCACACTTTTTGGATTTTTCTTTCTTTCTGCATCCATAGGAATATGGTCGTATGTCATTACTCTAAATACTAATTCAGCTTTGTCAATTTTTCTTGGCGATACTGTAAAATCAACCAATTTTATTTTTTTCTCGCCTGCCGCTTTGGCCGCTTCCCACGCTTCTTGTGTTAGTCTTTTTGCTCTGGCTTTTCTGGCTTGTGCTATGGCATTGGCGTTTATTTTTTTAAGATTAGGCACAATTAAATCATACTGCGAATCTTCTGGTGCTATGTATGAACAGTATGTGTTTTTACTGGCGTGTATTTGTGCCAACAGATCCCGATTGTTTAAGTATTTCACTCGTTTCATAATTATCCTTCAATGTTAAGAGAGTGACCACAAACAGGTCTGTTGAATCGTGTCGTATGGGGGAATAAAGTGTGCCTATTATTGTGCCTATAAATATAGTAAAGTATACAAAATTTAGTAAGGAAACACAACCGGAAATTATATGGCAAAAGGCGTATTAGAAGGAATAACAAAAGCAGTTCAAACAGTTGCAGGCGGAGCCGTTAACAGAACATTGGATCGTTTGAGAGGATCAGGCATTCAAGGTGATTCGAGACTGGTTAAAACCAAGGCAAAATGGTATTCACGTAGTGCAAATAAAGATTGGCGTGTGCGATTACAAGTTCCGTTAGGATCGCCTTTGGAAAGTTTCTTTTTTGAAAATAACGAGCTTCTACAACCTTTGAGAGACAGCAGAGGATTTTTTTGGCCCTTGACACCAACATTGATCATGCAACACAGTGCAAGTTACAATGCATTGGCTCAAGTTCACAGTAACTATCCTGCACAGGCATATCAAAATTCAAGGGCTGATATGATTAACATAATAGGAGAATTTCCTGTGCAAAATCAACAGGATGCAAAATATTGGGTAGCTGTTGTACATTTTTTAAGAACAGCAACCAAGATGTTTTTTGGCAACGATGACGGAAACGGACTGAAAGGTTCACCACCACCTATAATGCACTTGTCAGGATATGGTGATCATATGTTTCAGAAAGTGCCGGTAGTAATCACAACTATGAACGTAGAGTTGCCAGCGGGTGTTGACTACATATCAACCAAACAGAATGACATTTACAACGAATTGCCACACGCTGAAGAATTTGCTAGAAATCAACAGAATGCCATGGAATCACAAACTTGGGCACCTACGCTGTCAAATATTTCCGTTGGATTAGAACCAATCTATTCAAGAGATTCAGTAAGCAATTTTTCAATGAGTAAATTTGTGAAAGGTGAATTAAATGGCAAAGGTAGAAACGAGATAGGATTTATTTAATGGCCAAATATTCACAGACATCACCATACTTTGAAACACAACAATTAAATAATTCTTTGGACATTTTAAATCCAAGAACAATCACAGCGGAAGGTGATGATCAAAGCTACACAATTGAAAGAACTTATGCTTATAGACCTGATCTACTTGCATTTGATTTGTATGGCACACCAAGACTGTGGTGGGTGTTTGCACAAAGAAATTATGATCAAATAGAAGATCCTATATACGATTTCAAACCTGGAGTAACAATAAAACTGCCTAAGAAAGATAATGTATTAAAAGATTTGGGAATATAAAATGAAAAATTTTAATGGTCCTGATGCTGGCTTTTTTATTAACCAGACAAAAAAAATTGTTACAAAAGATAGTTCATCTCCGTACCGCGGCCCTGCAGGACCATATAGAAAACAAAGCGAAACTGAACGACCACGAGAACCTGATCCAAATATTCTTCATAAATTTGCCAGTTATAATACTTTGTTCACTCTGTCTGCTTTAAGTCAAAGTGAGATACGTAACCCACAAACTTTTTTTACAAGTAAGCCTCACGATATTATTGCACAAAGTGGCGGTATAGGGTCAACGGCAAATTATAGACAAGGTCCACCTGGTGGTGGCGGTAGAGGACTTACAGGCGATAACAAAAGAATTATTGAAGAAAACACCAGTGTGAGAGATGCACTTTATAAAGCTGAATTAGAATTTAATAAAAACAACGATTTATATTTTCAGGAAGTAATTATCAATACTATACCTGGATACAACGAACAAAGACGACTTACAAGTGCATCAACTCTTAGCATGGAATTGGTTGAACCGTTTGGATTAACTTTATTAGAAAAAATAAAAGCGGCGGCGGCTAAAAATAATTTTTTAGATCATTTGGATGCACCGTTTTTACTTACAATTGAATTTAAGGGCTTTGATGAAAAAGGCAAGCCAATGACTGAAAATAGTGATATTACTAAACGTGTGATTCCAATAAAACTTGTAAGAATGGACATTGATGTTAATCAAGGAGGCACAGTATATAAAGTTGAAGCTATTCCTTACAATGAATTTGGATTTTCAAATGTTTATATGTATCCGAGAACAAGTGGACAATTAAGTTCTAAAAGTAGAACTTTAGCTGAAGTAATTGCTAATCTAAACGAAGTACTCAATAAACAGAACGAGCAAGAACGTGAGGCTGTGCTTACTGAGATACCAGATCAATACCAAATAACAATCGATGAAAGTTTGTTTCCCAATGAAAAATTAAATTATAGTCTTCTAAGTCAAACAGGCATGGTTGATCCAGGAGCTACCGGAGCAGATGCAGGAGAATTTTTAGCCGCAGGTATTGAAACTGATTATATAAAATTTACTGATAAAACAAATCTTATGATGCTACTAGAAAACTTAATGAAAGCACACCCAAGATACGGAACCAAAAAATTTGAAGAGTGGGCACAAAAAGTTAAAGATACAGGTGATCTAAGTGACTACAATGCAGGAAAAGATACCTATTTTACATACTTCCGTATACGCTCTAGTATTGAACCTATAGCTGGGAAATTTGATAGGCTAAGACAGACTAATCCTAAGATATGTAAGATTGTTGTTGAACCATACTTTATAAGTGCATACAACGTGGTTGCCGCGGGTCTACACCAAGGGAAAAATTTTAGTAGCTACATAGCAAAAGAGTACAATTATATTTTTACGGGCGACAACATTGATATTTTAAATTTAGATATTAATTACAAGGTTGCATACTTTCAATCTGTTTTAAAAGATGCAGGTCCAGATGGCGGACGAGAATTGAAAAAAGATAAAAGCCCTAAAACAGAAGATTCAGGAAGACCTATAAACCCTAGACTGCCTAATTTTGGAGATGTGTTCAATATGAAAAGTGAGGTAAGTGTGCATAAATCTGCAAATGCAAATAGAACCAGCCCAGGTGATGCCAAATTAGATCAATTTTTTGATTATATTACTAATCCACAGGCTGATATGGTAGTAGTGAGAATGGAAATATTAGGTGATCCTGCTTGGTTAGGACAGTCACAATTTATTCCACCAGCTCCAAAGCCACAGAAATCAAAAGGGATTTCCACAGACGATAATAAAGCATTTTTTACAGGTGACGACCCAACTAACATTTGGAATCCAAAACTTAGATGCTACAATGCTGAGGTGGCAGAACCAGTTACATTATTAAATTTTGTTGTGCCAGATGATGTTAACGATAGAAAAGGTACATATGACATTTCTGAAAAACAAAAAGCCTCATTTTCTGGACTGTATAAAGTGTATCAAGTGGTAAACACTTTCTCTGATGGGAAATTTACCCAAGAATTGACAATGACAAGATTTAATAATCAAGATAGAGAAGTGACGCCTTCTGGTAATAGAACAAGAACAACAGTAAATGAAAAATTTGTTAAAGGTTCAACTCCCTATCACGGTGGTGCAGGTGGTCTTCATACAGGCACAAAATCCTACAGAATACCGCACGCAACAGAATTTGCTGGAGGAGGCGGAACTAGCTACGATCCAGATAGAGATGCAGGAATCTAAACGGAGTATTAATTAATAATATGTCAAGCACAAATTATTTACAAGGACATTCTTCAACTGCCAAAGCACCAGGGTCTGATGACTCGTGGGCAGGAAAAGAACCTGGTCCGTATATTGCTGTGGTAAAAAATAACAGAGATCCTTTGTATATGGGACGTCTGCAAGTAAATATCCCTGCTCTTAGTAAAACCACAGATCCAGTTGCGGATAATTTAATTACTTGCGAATATCTTTCTCCATTTTTTGGAAACAAAGATGTATCTTACAACATTCCAGGCAGTACCAAATACACAGCTAGTCAACACAGTTATGGTTTTTGGGCAGTGCCACCTGATATAGGCACTAAGGTACTGGTGATATTTGCTGAAGGCAAAATGGATCAAGCATTTTGGATAGGGTGTGTACAAGATCCTGTGACTAATCATATGGTTCCTGGCATTGCGGCCAGTGAAAAGACCTGGGACAAAAGTTCAGGTGGTGCCGCTGGGCAATTCAGTTCTGATGTAGATAAACAGAAAACATATGGCACTAAAAATGTTCCTTCAGGAGAATTAAACAGAGCAGATCCAAAGGCTTCTCCTGAATTAAATTATGATAAATTCAACAAACCAATTCACCCGTTGGCAAATATTTTAGCACAACAAGGACTCAGTGCTGATGATGTGCGTGGTACAACATCCAGTTCAGCACGTAGAGAAACACCAAGCCAAGTGTTTGGTCTTAGCACACCAGGTCCAATAGACACATCAACCACAGAGCAACCAGTTGGCGTGAAAGACAAGCCACGAAATGATTTTGTATCAAGAGGAATTGGCCATACTTTTGTGATGGATGACGGAGATGCTCAAGGTGAAAATCAATTGACAAGACTCAGAACAGCATCAGGTCACCAGTTGCTGATGCATGATACTGAGGGTGTTGTATACTTGGCCAATGGCTCAGGAAATAGCTGGATAGAAATGTCTCCTGAAGGAAAGATTTATATCTACGCACAAGACGGATTGAATATTAGGTCAAGTGGAGACTTTGATCTACACTCCGACGGTAATATAAATTTTCATTCTGCTAATGATATAAAATTTACAGCAGAAGGCAGTGTGGTCAATAATGCTGACACTTACTTGATGAACATGGGACGACAAGGAATTTTTAATAGCTCACAAGCAGGAGTAATAAGTGATTACGCATTGCAAGGTCTGACTGCATACACAAACGGAAATGTACTAATTGGATCCGGCTCGGCTCCGGAACCACCCCAGAATCCAAATCAGAGAGCAGGTGCTAATGCTAGTAGAGGTGGAGGAGCGATACATCTATCAGGACCACAGGTGCACTTTAATTCTGTCAAGGCACAAAAAACGTGGGGACCTAGTTGGTTAACTCCCGAAGCTATGGGTATAGTTGAAGACACGTCGCAAAATGATGTCAATATTACTGTAGGTAAGGACGAACGATTAGAAGCTAACACCGCATCTACAAAAACTACCATAGCAAATCTTGTCACACACGAACCATTTACTAGAGCTCCATCTGGCGTTCAAGAAGATGTGTCGCAATGGCAAAACGAAGACGAGTGGAGAAGATTGTCACAAACTCCAGGTACCTTAGAATATATGGCACAGCAAAACAGATTAAGTAAAGATAAAAACATTCGAAATTTACAATTCTTAACAGATCAAAAAAAATACATTGCTGAAAATAACTTTCCGCCAGGTATAAAAAGTCCTATTATTGGACAGTCTAGTGGAAGTAAATTGAATAATATTGCAACAAAATTAAAAAACAAAGTTGGATTATCAAATTCAGATATTAGAGTTTTAGAAGAAAATAATTTGTTTAATCGTAGAGAGGCTAGAATTGCTGGGATATCAGTAGAGGAAAGCATAGTTAAAAACACACAAGTGATTGCAAGCAAAGTTAATAGAGCACTTAAAGCGGTAGCCCCTGATGTTGCTGAGTTGAAAAAATTGACGACAAAATATGCCAAGTATTCACCAAATAAAATTAGTTTAGATAAAGCTAAAACGTTATCAGATGAGTTTACAAGCAAATATAATAAAATTTATAACGTAAAATCTGTTGTACCTAATTTGTCAAAAACAGATGTTAAAAATTTTATTATAAACAAAGTGTCAGGTGGAAAATTAACTAGTGCTAGTATTTCAAATCTCAGTTCAAACATAGGGTCAGTGGTTAAAAACTCAAGAAATTTCTTTACAAGATCTTCAGGCAACAGCATACCACCAAGTATGAGAGGGACTTTCAAAGGCAAAGTATCGCAAGTTGCGGCCACTGTTAACAGAGGATTTAGAAGTGCATTCAAATCATTCTTTAGTGATGCAAGATTAAAAGAACAAGTACAAAAAATAGGCACATCGCCAATGGGTGTAAACATCTATTCGTTTAAATACAAAGATATAGAAGGAACTTATCAAGGTGTAATGGCACAAGAAGTTCCATGGGCAACAGAAATGACAAACACAGGTTTTTACGCAGTTGATTATAATAAAGTTGATGTAGAGTTTAGGAGATTACACTAATGGCTTACGGTAGTGGTGGTGGATCGTCTGGTAATGGTGACACCGGCAATAATGCAGTCACATATAAAGGATTTTCCTCAAGGGCAGAAAGACAGAATTTTAAAATTTATGATTTTGAATGTGCTAAACAGGATCTCATAAACCGCTTGAGTATAAGAAAAGGTGAAAGGGTTGAAAATCCTGAGTTTGGCACAATTATATACGACACATTGTTTGAACCACTTACAGAGGAAACAAAAGAAGCCATTATCGAGGATGTCACAGAGAACTTAAATGCAGATCCGCGTATTGCTACAGAAGAAGTACTACTTACTGAAGCAGATAGAGGCATAGCCATACAGGCCACAATACGATATATTCCGTTAGATATCACTGAAAAACTACGGTTTGCTTTTGATGAAAACACTTTAGCTAATCTAACTTAATATACGCACTTAATTTAATACATAAATATCCATACAAACAGTATGGCCACAACAGATAGACAGAACCGATTATTAGTTGCCGAAGATTGGCGTAAGATTTACCAATCATTTCAACAGGCAGATTTCAAAAGCTACGATTTTGAAACGCTACGTAGAACAATGGTGGCATACCTAAGAGAAAACTATCCAGATGATTTCAATGATTTTGTAGAAAGTTCTGAATATGTTGCCCTAATAGATTTGATCGCCTACATAGCACAGGCACTGTCATTCAGAGTTGATCTAAATGCCAGAGAAAACTTTTTGGAAACAGCTGAAAGACGAAACAGTATTCTTAGATTGGCAAGATTAATTAGTTACAATGCCAAAAGAAATCAACCAGCAACAGGCTTATTAAAAATTGATTCACTTTCTACAACAGAAGATGTTTTTGATTCCACCGGTACTAACTTATCTAATGAAGTTATAATCTGGAATGACTCAGCAAACAACAATTACAGAGAACAATTCACAGCAATTTTAAATTCAGCAAATCAAACAGGACAACTTATTGGTAACCCTAGAGAGTCAGGCGCAATTGGAGGAATATCCACTGAAGTGTATACATTGTCTTCAAGCCAAACTGATTTACCTATTTTTAATTTTAGTGCCAACATAGGCGGCACCTCAAGAAATTTTGAAATTGTTTCTTCTACAATAAACGATTCAGAAAGCATTTACGAATCTGCTCCTGTTGACGGAACAGGTTTGACATACACTTTTAGATCTGATGGATCTGGAGACAGTTCAAACAACACAGGTTATTTTATGCTGTTCAAACAAGGTTCAATGCAGTTTGAAGATTTTACTGTTGAGACAGCAGTGACCAACTTCATTAAAAGTATCAATACTCCAAATATCAATAATTCAGATGTTTGGTTGTACAAACTAGATGAATTTGGAGCCATTGCTCAACAATGGAAACAAGTGCCATCAGTTGAAGGCAACAACGTAATTTACAATTCATTGGCCAAATCAGAAAGAAACATCTATAACGTGGTAACAAAAGCCAATGATGAAATAGATCTTGTGTTTGGTGACGGGAATTTCAGTGCATTGCCTTTAGGCACATTCAGAGTGTACACAAGGATAAGTGATAATGCCCAGTTTGCCATACAGCCAGGAGATATGACTAATGTTCAAGTAGTGGTACCGTACGAAGATAAAAATGGTGCTACCCAGTCTTTGACTGTGTCAATGAGTTTGCAATCTTCAGTTTACAATTCAGCTGTTACAGAATCCAACGACTCTATACGAGAAAAAGCCGCTCAGGTTTATTATTCTCAAAACAGAATGATCACAGCAGAAGACTATCAAGTGGTACCTCTATCAGCATCTCAAGAAATAATCAAAGTAAGATCATCAAATAGGTCAGCATCAGGTATCTCCAGAGCCAAAGAAATATTGGATCCTACAGGGGCATATTCAAATGTAAGTGTGTTTGCAGACGACGGAATCCTTTACAGAGAAGAGTCAACACAACAATTTACTTTTGATTTTACTAATAGAAATACTATTTTGGACACAATCAACACAAAAGTTGAAGTAAAAATTAAACAACCATACGCAAGACATTTTTATTATTTGAAATATGGAACTACTGATCTAAGCAGTTTAAGTGCCACTTGGAATTCAACATCAACTAATACAAACACAAACACAGGCTATTTTACATCTGGCGGAGCATTGGTAATTGGTGATTTTGCAACATCAAATTTAAAATTTGCTAAACCAGGTGCATTGATCAAATTCACATCACCTGACACAAGAGAATTTTTAAACAATACCTTAGTCACAGCCGGAACGGATAACGCAGAAGACAGAATTTGGGCTAAGATAGGTGCTGTGGTTGGAGATGGAGCAAATGCCGGAGTAGGAAATCTAGAATCAGGACTAGGGCCAGTAACATTGGCCAATATTATTCCTGATGGTGCCACAGTCACAGGTGTTATTCCTAACTTGACGACTACATTGACTGATGCTTTGAAAACTGATATGATAGATAGAATTGAAGCATATGAAGAATTTGGATTAAGATATGATGTGGATTCTGAAAGTTGGAAAGTGATTACATCTACTAATTTAAGTGCCAGTTCAGTGTTTAGTCTCAGTAACAAAGGTGACACCTCTGATGCCAATCTAGATGCCAGCTGGTGGTTCAAATTCACAACTGATGGAAGCACGTACACTGTGACTTTTAGAAGTCTAGATTATATATTTGAATCAGAATCTCAAAACAAGTTTCACTATGATGCTGAAGAAAAAATTTACGATTACAAAACAGGGTCAAGTGTGTCTGATTCTGTCAAAATTTTAAAAACAAATTCAATTGTGTCTACGGGAAATTCTGTTGGATATCCGTTGACGTGGGCTGTGGTAGACACAGTAACAGAGGCTGACGGTTTCCAAGATAACAGAAAAGTGAAAGTTGGATTTTTTGACAGTGACGACGATGGCGTTGTGGACAATCCAGAACTGTTTGACATCTTTGTTGAACCAACTACTTCACCTACATTAAAATTTGTGTTTTTTGAAAAATATTTAAGCTACAATAATATTGAAAGATATAAGCCATATGCGGCTAGCAATTTCGTAGTGTCTGAAAAGGAAGCTGATATAAATTTGGCAACAACAATTTACGATGACAATCAATTATTTTACTTTTACGATGAAGCAGAAAATGTTGTTAAAAAATATAGTTCTACAACAAACACATTAAGCACATCAACAGACTACATTGGTAGACGTGGCAGAAGCAGTATAAATTTCCAATACAAACACTTTGCGGGTCAAGATACAAGAGTTGATCCTGCGGTGTCTAATATTGTGGACGTGTATCTCTTAGAAAGATCATATGACAATTTATACAGAATATGGCTACAAGACGGAGGCACAGAACCAACACCTAGTACCAGCGATCAACTTAGAATAAGTTATTCAGGAACTTTGAATCCACTGAAAAGTCTTTCAGATCAAATAATTTATCATCCAGTAAAATACAAAATTTTATTTGGATCCAAATCAGATGAAAATTTACAAGCTACTTTTAAAATAGTCAAAAATCCTAATACCAAAATAACAGATGCTGTAATAAAAACACGTATTATTGCCGCTATAAATGAATTTTTTGCATTAGATAATTGGGATTTTGGAGACAGTTTCTATTTCACAGAATTAGCGGCTTATGTTCACAATCAATTGGCACCAGATTTATTAACGCTTTTAATTGTGCCAAATCAAACAGGACAGAGTTTTGGGTCTCTGTTCCAAATAGATTCATCAGTAGACGAAATTTTTATCAGTGGGGCCACCGTTGATGATGTTTCAGTAATATCAGCCATTGGTGCAAACCAGTTAGTAGCATCAGGCACAGTAGTTACAGCAACATCTTCAACCACTTCTTATTCATCATCAGGTTCAGCAGTGTCAGGTTCCACTACATCAGGTTCTTCCTCATCATCAGGAGGTTCGTCATCCGGCGGCGGTAGTAGTGGGAGCGGATACTAATGGCTGACAAATCTACTAACGCATTAACAAACCAAGAAGTAGTCACACAAGGCAACACAGAATTACGTAGGACAGTACAACACTTACCTGCTTTTTATAGAACAGATGCTAACGAAAGATTTTTGTCCAGCACAATGGATGCACTTATCCAAAAAGGATCGTTGGAAAGGCTTGATGGTTTTATTGGAAGACAGGATGCTTACACGAGAAAAAGCACTGATAGATATCTTACTGCAACAAGCAAAGATAGATCAGCCTATCAACTTGAACCGGCAGTCACCTATACTAAAAAAGACACAACCTCAATTAATCCTGAAGATCAAGTCCAGTTTTCTGGCACATACGATGATTACATAAATCAAATTAATTATTTTGGTGGAAAAGTTGATAATCATGATAGATTAAACAAAGAAAAAATTTACAGTTGGAACCCTGCAATTGATTATGATAAATTGATCAATTACAGAGAATATTATTGGTTACCCGAAGGACCCACTGCAATAGAAATTGATTCTGTTGGGCCAAATGCAGTGATAGAATATAAAGTTTCTGCGTATCCTTATGACGGCAGTACAACACGTGCCTGGAATTTTCAACATAGAGAAAATGAAAGAAATCCAATTTTAAAATTGTATAGAGGCAACACCTATAAGTTTGAAGTAAATGCAAAAGGTCATCCTTTTTGGA